ATTGAAAATGATTTAATACCACCTGCTCCACCAGAGTTACAGGGCATGGAATTAAACGTAGAGTTTGTATCTATGTTGGCACAAGCCCAACGTGCGATAGGAACAAACAGTGTAGATAGATATGTAAACAGTATGGGAATGGTTGCTCAAATGAAACCTGATGTACTTGATAAATTTGATTCTGATGCATGGGCAGATGGATATGCTGATATGTTAGGCGTTGATCCATCGTTAATAGTTCCCGGTCAACAGGTTGCAAAGATACGTCAGGCAAGAGCAGAAGCACAACAGGCTGCAGCACAAGCAGAAAGAGAACAGCAAGCTGCGGAAAACATGGCTAAACTGGGCAAAGTTGACGCAGGTAATGCCATGGATCTTATGAATCAGTTTAGTGGCTACAATTCACCATCACCATTGGAGGTTTAAACATGGAAAAAACACCAGACAACATAAAATATGGCGACATGACAGCCGATTTTAGAATGCGTTACAAAAAAATGATGGAACAAAAAAACAAAACAAAAGTAAAAAATAAGAAAAACAAATCTACGTTAGAAGCAATTGCTGAAAAATTATATGGAGGAAGCAAGTGAGTTTATACGAAAACATTCACGCTAAACGTAAAAGAATCAAAAAAGGTTCTGGTGAACGTATGAAAAAGAAAGGTGAAAAAGGTAGACCTACTGCAAAAGATTTTGAAAATGCAGCAAAAACTGCAAAAAAAATGTATCCTAATCAAAAATAGGTGTGACCGTAATCCTGTTATAACTAGATATATTGGAGCATGAGCGAATATAATCCACTCGATCTTAAAGGTCAACAAAAAACTAAAGACAATAAAAAGTCTGCAGAAAAAATTGACCGACAGAACGAGGAATCGGATATTAAGTGGCTCATGAGCAGCAAGAGGGGTCGCAGATTAGTCTGGAGACTTCTGGAGCAAGCAGGTGTATTTCGATCATCGTTTAACACTAACGCAATGGCAATGTCATTTAGCGAAGGTAACAGGAACTATGGTTTGCAACTCCTTAACTTGGTTCACACTCTCTGCCCCGAACTATATCCGACAATGATCAAGGAGCAAAAAAATGTCAGAGATGCTGATGACGGAAGCCAACCAATCAAATGAAGGCGACACTCAACAGCCAGTAGATGCAACAACCAAAGCAACTACTGACACTGAGCAGCAAGCTGAAAGTGTACAGGAACAACAAATTTCGGATGAAACCCCTGTTGAAAGTGAAACTAGCGAATCAGAAACACCAGAAGGTGCGCCTGAAAAATACGAGTTTAATTCTAAGGTGGCTGACGCACCTGAAGAACTCGACCCCGAAGTCTTAACTGCTTTCGGTGATGTCGCTAAAGAACTCAACCTGCCACAAGAAGCTGCACAAAAAGTATTAGACAAAGTCGCACCTGTAATACAGGCAAGACAAGCCAAGGTTTTAGAGCAAACAAAAGTTGAATGGGCAAACCAATCAAAATCTGATTCAGAATTTGGTGGTGAAAGTCTTAATGAAAGCTTAGATGTTGCAAAAGCATCACTCGATACCTTTGGTACTGATGCTTTAAAGTCGCTGCTAACAGAATCAGGCTTGGGAAATCACCCCGAAGTAATTCGGTTTATGTACCGAGCAGGTAAGGCAATTAGTGAAGACAGTTATGTAGGTAATTCTGAAGGTGCTGCTGGTAAATCCAACGTACCAAAAGATTTTAACGGCATAGCCAACGCACTATATTCAAATCAGCAAAACAAGTAAGGAGTTATTAAATGGCTACTCTCTCAACCTCAAATTTAACACTAGCGGATTGGGCAAAAAGATCTGACCCAGACGGTAGAGTTCCAATCGTTGCAGAACTACTTTCACAAAGCAACGAAATTCTAGAAGATTGCGTTTTTAAGGAAGGTAATTTACCTACTGGTGAACGTGTAATTATTAGAACTGGATTACCATCAGTTTATTGGAGAGCATTAAACCAAGGTATTCCAAACAGTAAGTCAACAACAGCACAAGTTGATGAAGCTTGCGGAATTCTAGAAGCACGTTCTGAAGTAGACAAAGATTTGGCAATGTTAAATGGTAACACTGCACAATTCCGTTTATCTGAAGATACTGCGTTCTTGGAAGCAATGAACCAGACACAAGCTGAGACAATGTTTTACGGTAACCCCGGAACAGATCCTAAAAAGTTTTTAGGTTTAGCACCAAGATATGGCAGCTTATCAGCAGATAACTCTGTAAACGTGCTTAGTGCAGGTGGATCAGGCTCTGACAATGCATCAGTTTATCTAGTTGTTTGGGGTGACCAAACTGTTTATTGTCCTTTTCCAAAAGGATCTAAAGCAGGTTTAACACACGAAGATCTAGGTGAGCAAACTGTGTACAACAGCGATGGCACAAGACTACAAGCTTTTGCTACTCGTTATCAGTGGAAGAATGGACTAGTTGTTAAAGATTGGAGATACGTTGTTCGTATTTGTAACATCGACATTTCTGACCTATTAGCAGGTACTGGAACACAAGCTGCAAGTGCATCTACTGCTCTTATTAAATTAATGGCTAGAGCATTGTACAGAATTCCAAATATGGCTATGGGAAGAGCAGCGTTCTACATGAACAGAACTGTTCACTCAGGATTATCTATTGCAGCACTTGACAAGTCTCAATCTGTATTAGCTATTCAAGAAGGTCTATCACAGTTTGGTACAGCACAAAGCTACTTATCATTCTTGGGTGTTCCTCTAAGAAGAGTAGATGCGTTGATTAACAGCGAATCTGCAGTAAGTTAATTTATTTATTACTAAAGGAGATCTGAAATGATTACAGACAAACTGCTCAGAGTGAGCGAAGATCAAGCGGTAACATCAACTGCATATTCTACTAACACTGTTGATTTAAGTGTTGCTAGAGATGTTGGTGAAGGTACTGCATTGTACATGAATTTTGCTTTAACAGAAGCATTTGGAAACGGTACAAACATTACTTTCCAAGTTGTTACTAGTGCTAACGCTAACTTATCTAGTCACGATGTTATTGGAAGTAGTGATGCAATTGTTACAGCAAGTCTTACATTAGGTAAGAACATTGTAGTACGCATAAATCCAGACATTGCTGGTAAAGGTAAAAGATATCTTGGTGCGAGATATGTTGTTACTGGTACTATGAATGCTGGTAAAGTTACTGCTGATATAGTAGAAACAATTGGTGACGGACAGAAGTACTACGCTTCTGGCTTTACCGTAGCTTAATAAGGAGTAGCTAATGCCTATTTACAGAGCAAAAATCAAGTGTTTTGTTGGCCAATCTATGAGAGAAGCTAACGAAGAGTTTGAATATAATGGAGAGTTCAATAGTAATATTGAATTAGTTGGTGGTATTGAACCTGATCTACCTGTGGCGTCAAACACAACCGTACCGTCAGAGGAAATAAAACCAACTACTCAATCAGTTGATTACGAATCAATGACTAAAGCAGAACTTGAAGTTTTTGGTCGTTCTATTGGTGTAGAACTTGATAGAAGACAGACTAAAGAAACTCTGATAAATCAACTTGAAACAGCTAATAAATAGGCGTTAGTCTTCTTAATTTTTTACAGGGGGCTAGTAGTAATACTGCTAACCTCCTCTTTTTATAGGAGATGTAATGGCAACTGAAATAGATATTTGCAATCTTGCCTTGGCACACCTAGGTGATGATGCAACTATTGCTTCGATAAAACCACCAGAAGGATCTGCACAAGCGGAACACGCTGCTAGATTTTATCCTATAGCAAGAAATACTTTGCTAGAAACACATACATGGAATTTTGCAGCTAAACGTGCAAGCCTAGCAACTACAACTAATCCGACAGAACAGTGGGAATATGCATATGTTGCACCTGCTGACATGATGACACCACTTGCAATAATATCTCCTACAGCACAAAACGATTATTCTACAAGAATGTCTTCAGGTGATACGCCCGGTGGTATTACATCTAATTATTCTCCAACAATTGTAGCTGGACATTATACGCCACAACAATTTGCAGTAGAAGGTGATTATATTTATACAAATCAAGAGAATGCAATTTTACGTTATCAATCATTAATAACTGATTCAACAAAATTTTCTCCATTATTTGTTGTTGCTTTGTCTTGGCATTTGGCAGCTATGATGGCAGGGCCAATTATAAAAGGCGATCAAGGAATGGCAGAAGCAAAACGTTGCACTGAAATGATGCAAGGATATTTATCAAGTGCAAAACAACAAGACAATTTACACAGAGATATAACAGTAGAACATATTGTTCCTTGGACATCAGGAAGGTAAACAATGCCTAATACAAGAACATTTTTGCAAGCATTTTCTGGAGGTGAAATATCACCAGAAATGTTAGGTCGTTTAAGTGACAACAAATATCAACAAGCTGCAGCAACAATGCGTAATTTTATTGCTAAACCAGAAGGACCAGCAACAAACAGACCGGGATTTTATTTTGTTAAAGAAGTAAAAGATTCTACAAAAGCAACAAGAGTAATACCATTTAGATTTAATATTTCTCAAACAATGGTCATAGAACTAGGCCATGAATATTTTAGATTTCATACACAAGGTGCAACTTTACAATATACAAATGGTGCAGCATGGAGTAGTAGTACTAATTATACTCATGGCAATATTGTTAGTCATAGCGGTACAAATTATTATTCTTTAACTGCAAACTCAAATATAAACCCTGCAACTTCAGTATATAAAGATATTCATTGGTATGCATTGCCATCTGATATGACATATGAAATACCATCAGCCTATCAAGATACAGAATTATTTGATATAAAATTTGTGCAATCTTCTGATGTTTTAACTTTAGTGCATCCAAACCACCCACCTGCTGAATTAAGAAGATATGGTGCAACTGATTGGCGATATGTAAATATAGATTTTACTGAACCTCTTTCAGCACCTACAGGTGTATCTGCATCAAGATATATACCGGGTTCATCTAGTACTAATAGTGATACATACGAAACACATTATTATGTTGTAACCGCAATTGCAGACGATGGAATACGAGAAAGTGCATCATCAAGTGTTGCATCTGTAAATAATAATATTTTTGTTACTGGGGCAAAAAATACTATTACATGGAATAAAGTAACAAATGCTTTAAGATACAGAGTTTATAAAGAACAAGCTGGACTTTATGGTTTTATTGGAAGTATAGATCATGATTCATCAGGTAATCCAAACACATACAATATTGTAGATAATAATGTTGCACCAGATTTTTCATTAACGCCACCAAGGTTTGATAATTCATTAATTGGAAGCAATAATTATCCATCAGCAGTTTCTTATTATGAACAACGTAGAGTTTTTGCTGGAACTAATAATGACCCACAAACTATATTTATGACAAGATCGGGAACTGAAAGTGATTTATCTTTTAGATTACCAATACGAGATGATGACCGTATTAAGTTTCAAGTTGCTGCTCGTGAAGCAAACAGAATAAAACATATTGTACCTTTAACACAATTGTTGTTTATGACAGAAGCTGCAGAATGGAGAGTTACTTCTGTTAATAGTGATGCAATAACACCAACATCTGTTTCTGTAAAACCACAATCATATATTGGTGCAAGCGATACGCAACCAGTAATTGTTAATAATAGTATGGTTTATATTGCTAGTCGTGGTGGCCACGCAAGAGAGTTAGGTTATTCTTGGCAAGCAAATGGTTTTATTACTGGTGATTTATCTATAAGAGCAGCACATCTTTTTGATGGTTTAGACGTAACAGATATGACGTTAGCAAAAGCACCAACACCTGTTGTATTTATGGTTAGTACAAGTGGTAAATTATTAGGACTTACATATGTACCAGAACAACAAGTTGGAGCATGGCATCAACATGATACAGATGGTACATTTGAAAGCGTTACAACAGTTGCTGAAAGTAATGTAGATGCAGTTTATTGCGTAATAAAAAGAACAATTAATGGTGCTACAAAACGATATATAGAACGTATGGGTACAAGAGATTATGCAACACAACGTGATAGTTTTTTTGTAGATTCTGGGTTGTCATATAACGGCACTAATACAAACACAAATCGACCAATAGAATTAATTAATAGCGGAAATGGTTTTTCAAAAGGTAGTTCTGTAACTTTAGAATTTCCATCAAACTTACCAGCATTTAAAGTTGGCAATAATGGTTTAACTACAGATTTAAATGATGCAATAGTAATTGTAGATGGCACTGAAAGATATAGATGTGATATTACAGCTATTGCA